AATGGAAACACCTAAGACTGCAGGGTTTGTAAACCCTAAACATAATAATCGTAATCGTAAACGTATTGAACAGGAAGAAAAAGAACTAGAAGAACTTCTAAGTCCCAAAGAGGAGCAAGAAGTTGAAACCAAAGAAGATGTTTCTGACGCACCTGCAGAGGTCAAGGAAGAAGAAACAGAAACCCTTAGTAGGGAAGAAAAGTCTTTTAAGAAACGCTATGGTGATCTACGTAGACATGCAGCGGAAAAAGAAAAAGAATACAAGGAACGTCTTGAAGCCCTAGAACATCGTATGGCTAACGAGACTATTGTTCCTCCCAAGTCAGATGAAGACATTGCTGAATGGGCAAATAATCATCCTGATGTAGCCAGTATAGTTGAGACTATTGCTGCTAAAAAAGCACAGGAAATGTTTGACAAAGCGGATAGCCGTTTAAAAGAACTAGATGCTATTAATGTGCAAGCAACACGTAAAACTGCGGAAAATCAAATTCGTGAAGTTCATGCTGACTTTGATGACCTGCGAGACTCAGACACATTTCATGACTGGGTAGAAGAACAACCTAAGTGGGTTCAAGACGCATTATATGAAAATGCAGAAGATGCTCGCTCAGTAGTACGTGTTATTGACTTGTATAAATCAGACAAGGGAATGACAAAAGAAGGTAAGAAAGCTAAGACTAAAGCTGCTGCTTCTGCTATTGTTAAAAGTTCTAAGGCAGAACTAGACGCAGACGAGACTCAAGGCTCTATTAAAGAGTCTGATGTTAAGCGTATGTCAGCCCAAGAATTTGAAAAACGAGAAGAAGAAATTACTAAAGCAATACAATCTGGTAAATTTATTTACGATATATCAGGTTCTGCGCGTTAATACCTATTGACAAAAGTATTTTTGTCAGTATAACTAGGGGTATAGTAAAAAGAAGCCACCATTATGGTCTACCTTCCCTACTAACCCCAATCAAACTAAACAAAAAAAGAATAAGACTTACCTGTTTAAGTATAGGCCCATTTACCCTAAACCGTAAAATGATTGATTTTACTTTAGGCCGTAAATGCACCCTAGAAAAATTACAGCCTCTTATGTTTTGTGTTTAGCTCACAAAGCCTACACTTTATAGGAGGATTTATTATGGCTTTTACAACAGCAACAGGTTATGGGAATTTACCGAATGGTAATTTTAGCCCTGTAATCTATTCTAAAAAAGTACAGCTTGCTTTCCGCAAGAGTACTGTATGTGGTGATATCACCAACTCTGATTATTTTGGCGAGATTGCCTCACAAGGTGACACCGTTAAAATTATTAAAGAACCAGAAATTTCTGTAAGCGAATATGCACGTGGCACAAATGTCACAGCGCAAGATTTACAAGACGAGGACTTTTCTCTGGTTATTGACAAAGCTAACTACTTTGCTTTCAAAATGGATGACATTGAAGAAGCTCATAGCCACGTCAACTTTATGGACCTTGCAACCAACCGTGCTGCATACCGTCTTGCTGACCAACATGACCAAGAAGTTCTTGGCTACATGTCTGGTTACAAACAGTCTTCTTTGCACTCACAAGCTGATGCACTGAATACTACTGTAAACGGTACTAAAGCAGTATCAACTGCTGGTTCTAACGAACTGCTTTCCTCTATGCAACTGCATAAGGATGACTTTGGCAACATCACTACAAGCTCTGCAGGAACACACTCTATTCCTCTGGCTGCACGTTTGCCCGGTGCTACTGCACTTCCAACTGCTACGGCTTCACCAGCAATGGTTGTTGCTCGTATGGCTCGTTTGCTTGATCAACAGCAAGTTGACAAACAAGGCCGTTGGATTGTAGTTGATCCAGTATTCATGGAAATTCTTGCTGATGAAGATTCACGCTTCATGAACGCAGACTTCGGTGAATCAGGTGGACTACGTAATGGTTTGACCATTAGCAACTTCCACGGTTTCCGTGTATACTCTTCGTCTAACCTGCCTTCTTTGGGTACTGGACCGGGTACTTCGGGTACTGCCAACCAACTGACTAACTTCGGTGTTATCGTAGCTGGTCATGATTCTGCTGTAGCAACAGCCGAGCAGATCAACAAGACAGAAACATATCGTGACCCTGACAGCTTTGCTGACATTGTTCGTGGTATGCATCTATACGGTCGTAAGATTCTTCGTCCTGAAGCAATCGTTACTGCCCGTTATAACGCAGCTTAAGGGAGTAATATAATATGGCTACTTATGACATGACTTCCAGTGATACTGCTGGCGTTGGGGCAAATGTTCTTGCTGTTCCAACCAATGTTGGTAACACTGTACGGACTATTGAAGCAATCCTAGACATTGATGCAATGGTTACTGCTGGTTACTCTGGCGCAAACGGTGATGTTTTCCAACTTTTGGAAATCCCTGCCGAATCAGTTATTGTTGCTGCTGGTGCAGAAATCATGAAACCTTTCACGACTTCTTGTACTGCAGATATTGATTTTGGCGGTGGTGATGACATTATTGACGGGGCAGACTTGACGGCTGCTGCTGGTACATACCTTGCAAAAGGCACTAACGGTGAAGCTAACATTGTCAATACAGGCGCAGCTTCTACGTTTGCTGCTGCTGCTTTGGCATGTGTTGGTGCTGCCGATACTATTGACGTTACTATTGCTGGTGCTGCACCTGCTACTGGGCGTCTTCGGGTATATGCAGTAGTTGCAGACGTTTCTGCTGCACAAACTGAGGCTGCTGTTGCACAACGTGACCTCATTTAATAAACCTATATACTTTGGGGCTGGCTATATGCTGGCCCCATTGGTGTATCAAACGTACACTACAAAAAACTCTTGGGGTAAATATGGCTCTTACTTTTCTTTCTTTAACTAATAGCGTTATTACACGTATGAACGAAGTGGAGCTAACTTCTAGTAACTTTACAAGTGCTAGGGGTGTACAGATACAATGTAAGAACGCAGTTAATGAAGCAATACGATACATTAACCAGCGTGAGTTTGGTTATTCTTTTAATCATGCTACAAATTCTTCTTCCTTAGTAGCAGGTCAATCTCGCTATTCTGTTCCTACTAGCACTAAATCTATAGACTACAGTACAGCAAGAATTAAAAAAGACAGTGATTTAAATGTAGCAGGAAATAGTCTTTCAACTCTTAATTATAATGAGTACATTGAAAAAGACTATGCCAATCAAGAAGATGACGTAGTAGCAACTACTCTCAACGGATCACACTCTGACAGTGTAGCTACCCTAACACTTGCATCTACCACAGGTCTTGACTCTACAGGTACAGTACACATTGGTGGAGAGCAGGTAACATATACAGGTATATCTGGCAATGATATCACAGGTTGTACACGTGGTGCTAATAGTACTACCGCAGCTACACATGCTGATGGAGTTGCCGTAACACAGTTTGAAGATGGTGGTGTACCTAGAAGCATTATTAGAACTCCTGATAATAACTATCTTTTACACCCTTATCCAGATAAAGCATATACATTAACTTTTGATTATTACACTTTTCCTTCTGATTTATCTGCTCATGGAGACACAACTACTGTTCCTGAAAGATTTGCTCCTGTAGTAGTTGATGGTGCTACTGCATTTGTATATCAATATCGTGGTGAATTAAATCAATACCAATTAAACTTTGAACGTTTTGAGCAAGGCATTAAAAACATGCAGAGCTTGCTTATTAATAAATATGAATATCTTCGTTCTACTGTAGTTTCTGCTCCAAGAAATTCTTCTAACTTTATGTCTGGTGTTATTTAATGCCTGATAGTTCTCAAGTACAACCAGTTGCATTTAACTGTGAGGGCGGTTTAGTTTTAAACCGTTCTAACTTTATTATGCAGCCGGGAGAGGCACTACAACTAGAAAACTTTGAGCCTGACATTTCAGGTGGCTACAGACGTATTAGTGGCTTTCGTAAATATGTAAATGCTGTTGTGCCTCAAACTAGCTCTAGCTCTGAGTCACTACTAATGATTGCTAACTTTGATAATAAAGTAATAGCAGCCAGAGGTGAAAAGATATTTAGTTCTGCTTCTGCTGAGTTGTCTATTGCTATTGCAGCAGATACAAGCATGACAGGATCAGGTACTATTACTGTACCATCTACATTAGGTTTTTCTTCTAGTGGTACACTACAGATTAACTCAGAGATATTTACTTACACAGGTAAAACATCTACTACTTTTACAGGCGTAACTAGGGCTGTATCTTCTACTGCAGCAGCACATGCTAAACTTGATGTAGTATCAGAAAGCTGGACTGTTAGAGATACAGGCAGAACCAGTGCTGCAAAGTACCACTTTGAAAGATATAACTTTGACGGTAACGAAAAGATTATTTGTGTAGATGGGGTCAATGCTCCTGTAATATTTAACACTTCTATGGCAGCAGCAGATGTTAGTGATAGTAGTGTAGCAGGTGCTACTGTTGTAGCTGCATATAGAAACCATATGTTTTACGGTGGTAAGTCTACTACACCACAAGAGGTAGTATTTAGTGAGCCGTTTAATGAAGATGGTTTTACAAGTGGTCAGGGTGCAGGTAGTATTAAGGTTGATGATACTGTAGTTGCACTAAAGGTTTTCCGTGATAGCTTGTTTATCTTTTGTGAAAACAGAATATTTAAACTTACTGGTTCTAGTTCTTCTGACTTTTCTGTACAACCTGTTACTAGAAACATTGGTTGCATTAACAGCTTTACCGTACAGGAATTTGCAGGTGACTTAATCTTTCTTGGTCCTGATGGATTGCGTACTGTTGCTGCGACTGCACGTATTGGTGATACTGAACTCGGTACAATTAGTAAAAATATCCAGACTGTATTTGATGAGAACATTAAAGATGCTGGATCGTTTGACTCCGTAGTTATACCCGATAAGACCCAATACCGCATATTCTTTACTAAAGATGGGCAAGGACAAACACTATCTAAAGGTGCTATCTGTGTTCTTAAAAAGGAAGCATTTGAGTTTTCTGAAACACGTGGCATACAGGTAGCTTGTACGGATACTTTTGTTGAGTCAGGTGATGTTATTGTTCTTCACGGTGACACTACAGGTTTTATACAAAGACAAGAATCAGGCAATGACTTTGATGGTACAGCTATCTTAGGTAGATACAGAAGTCCTGACATGAGCTTTGGAGACAGTGGTATCCGTAAGCACATGCAACGGGTTATCATTAACTACAAACCAGAAGCAGACATTGATGCTGACCTTATTCTTAGATACGACAACGAAGATACAGATTCTGCTAGACCTGCAAACTACCCACTAGATACAGCTAACGTGGCTGCACAGTATGGTTCTGCTACGTACAGCACACAAGGCAGTGCAACACAGTTTGTTTATGGTGGGCCAACACAACCCCTTGTACGTCAACCAGTAGAAGGTTCTGGTTTTTCAG